CAGGAAAGGGACGTGGCGGCACTCGTAAGCATAAGACAGAGCCTTGCCGGCCATATAGGCGGAGTCGGAACACGCCGCATAGTGCGTGCCTCGGACGTTGAACCTCACTAGCATTTTGCCTAGCAAAGGGACGGTGCAAGATTCAGGCGAGTCCAAAATGAATCTGCGGGAGAGAAAAGTTGCGTCACCGTTGAGCTGGGGCTGCTTTGCCTTCAAGACCATTTTGAAGGTGGCAACATCCTTCACCCACTCGTCCAACTTGAGCCGATGCTTGAGTGCGGCCAGCAGATCATCGCCAAGGATAAGGGCTTTCCCTGTGGTGCGACTCTGACGGCGGCAGGCAACTGCAAACATGGTGGCATTGTAAGCTGAATTTCGCGGCGTGGTTGACGTGGTGCCGGTGGGCAGCTGGTATTTTAAGACGGCGCTCAAACGAAAGCGCCTCGATCTGACGGTGTACGTCTCGAGCTCTAGCAATAGGGTTCTGAACCATTGAGGCATGTTAAGTTTGCCTAACCACCGGTCGTAGAGCAGGGCCACGCGTGAGCGTTGCTCCCTGTCGTTGCGACTGAAGTCACCCTCGAAAATCTCGGGCAGTTCGGGGTCGTGGATGTGCTCCACTAGTTCAATATCGGACGTCTTGTACGCGAACTTGACGTCGATGTCACCTATCTTGGATTGCCGACTTAGGGACACGATGCGCTCCATGACCACCATGCTGGCGGGGCCAGTGGCGGTGTTGAAGTGGGCATTCCCTGCATATATCACGCGAGGTGCCCATGTTGGGTCACAACGCTTGCCGGCGAGCACCTCCTGCTTGGTGCTCAAATCCTTTTGGCCCAGGTACGATGGCGTGCATCCAGGTAGTCCGGAGAACGCGAGTTCCATTTCCGCTCGTTTGCGGGGTCCGAACTTTGACATCCATCGTTGCCTGTCAATCGTGTTCTCATCCCATGCCGGGAAGAGATTGGGTAGTGCGTCAATGACGGCGCACGCCTCCTTGAAGGCTTCGTCCTCGATATCATCATCATCACCCTGCATGAAATTGCACCTCTTGCCAAACGCGGCCAAGAAGGACTCAAAATCATTGCTGGTAGCAACGGGGATGTCCTCAGAGTGCACAGGGCCCAGTTGGTTGACCGGGTTGTTGGTTGCGAAGGGCTGGGGCTCCTCATCAAGCTCGAAGAATGACATGGCAGGTGTGAACCTGCGGACGGGCATAACCTTAAGGCGACCTCCATTGTTGTCGCTCATGGAGTACTCATTGTCAATACCGTTGCATTGTCGTACGGGTGCGCGCGCGGCCGACCTCGCTACACTAGTCACGCGATTCCGGTTTTGGACGGAATGCGGCTGGTAGCGGGGCATCGCGGTGTTGGTTGGTTGTGGTGGTTGGTTGGGTGGTTGGTTGTTTGTTAGAAC